CAGCCATCTCTTTAATCATGGATGCCTGACCACCCGGACTGTCAATATTTAGAACAATGCCCGTAACCATTTCACTGTCCATTAAGGCACCGAAATCTTTTTGTAACTGACCGATACTAGTTGCTCCGCTCATATCGGTCATCATATTAGCTTTCGGGAAGATCGGGCCTTGAATAGGAAGAACCGCCACAGAAGGCTTATCAGGCATTTGCAATTCCTGCCTCTGTGGATTAGCTCCGCGAATGGCGAGTAATTCCTCTTCAGTCAGTTCCACACCCTGAATCTTCCTCTCAACAATTGATGCAATTAGCTCTAAACTCTCAGGGCTAATCATCCAGGGAGTTTCATAGATTTCATGAAGAACATGTGAATATCTATGATGCGACATTTGGATCTCTTCCCTGCTTAGAGATAATATGTTCATACGTTTCTGTCAAACTCTCAACAATTGGTGGAGTTTGACGACGCCATCCTCCAACGATATCTTTCGTCGGTGGTCTAAACTTTGGCGCGGGACCAGTACCAGGAATAGAAATTTCGTATGCTCTTACTGTCATGTTGCTCCACTCGACGGAGATTTACCGATATTACCTGCTCCACCATTTGGACTTGTTGATTTCTTGCCGACGGGTGCTTGTGGTGCAGCAGGTGTTGCACTACCACTTGGAGGATTAACGTCTGAATTAGGACTCGGTTTAACTGTTCCTTGTGCGAGCACTTGCTCTCTCGTCTGAGCGGTATCTGCGAACTCAGGACGCGGTTCTGTCTTAAGAGGCATATCAGCAACCTTGCGAAGGAACTGCTCAGTCGGCATATCTGGAGTAATTCCGTTCGACTCAAGTAGATTGCGAATACCAGCAGACCACATTTGAAAGTCTTTAGACTCTCCAATGTTACGAACCATCAACTTTGGGAAGCGGTTTGTTGGGAAATTATAGGCAACGAGCTTAGGAATGAGGAACATATTAATGTAGTCGCAAATCATATTTGCGATATACCTCATCGCCTTCATAAACATATCGAAGGCTGTTGCTCCAGTTGCACGTCCTCCACCACTTCCCTCGATGCCCATATTGATAAACTGCACAAGTATGTTCTTCATGATTTGATTGTCATGATGAACTGCACTTGCCAGGGCATCAACTGGATTACCCTTTAACTCAGCAAAGCCTACTGTGAGAGTAGTCGGACGAACGATGTAACTCTTTTCGTTCGTTCTTAAATTACTTGCGAGTTCAATAGCTAAATCTTTATCTTTCTTGGTGGCCCCAGGCAGAACTTCTATCTCCGGTACACCAATGCCATGTCGTTCCTTCTGGATTGCGTCGATAGTGTATAGTTTGTCTTTGTAGAACCAATTTCGATATGCAGCGCGAAGGATAGATTCTCCCTCGATATTCCCATCACCCTCAAATGTGAAGATGATACACTTTTCAATCGGAATGAGTATGTCTTTGGCTTGGTTTTGAGCATTGATCGCAATTTGATGTACTCCAGTCAGTCCACCGTTATCGTCATATTCAAACTGACCGATTGTACGTGCCGGTCGCTCAGCCAGTTTCTTAAGGCAAGTGTACTTTTTAGTGTTCGCAGTAGGAGAAGTTACTCTTGGTGACCATTCTCTTAATTCCCATACATCTTCAAATACACTAAAACCGTTTTCAATAAAACGAACGATCCCTTCTAGTGTTTTTGACCAAGGGAGATTACCGCCATTAAAAATGTTGTCGCTAACGAATTCATAAATGATTTGATCCTGTGGATCTTCGCTATAAGCGTCAACATAAAATTCAGCACCTAAAATACTCGCTTTGCCTGCTCGCAAAGATGATCGTACGGAGACATCTCCGCGAATCATCTTCTTGTACGTTCTTAGCTCTTGGCTCCTATTTGAGAGATCCGGTACTGGATCAATAATAGGCGATAACTTCTGAGAGCCTAATTCATTAAATGATGCCGGAGGAATCGGAACAGCTTGTCCAGATTCGTAGCTCGTTCCCGTAACTTGCTTACGCGGAGTCGCGGATGATTTCCTCAAAGTTGGCAATTTAGCCATATTCGATAGAATCCTCTAGCTGAATACCACTAGTGTACGTAAAGAAGCCTGCCGCTTCTGACCGAGCGTAGCTACCAGTATACACGGACTCTAGTTGCGAATCTTTGTGACCCAAAACGAAGTAATGATTGAAGAAGTATCGCAAAGCATCGCATCCGTGGTCATCGAAATCGTGTTGTCCTGGTCTTTCGTTATGCTCTTCTTTAACTTCTTTCTTTCTGAGTTGACCCATCTGACGAATAAGGTGAATACAGGAGGGATCAATAAATAGTTTAGGAATACCTTGATAAGGCTGTAGCCATCTTTTAATTGCTTCAACACCTTGTACCCAAGCAACTCGTTCAGCGAAAACATACCCAAGGATTAATTCGAGAGTTGCAATCTCATCAGCGCCGGATGGATCTCCGAACATTTGATCAACGTGAAAACCAGTAGGATTTTCTCTATTTTTGATTGCGTTACCATGTACCCAAGTAGACTGATGAGTTACTTGATACTCTCGCCAAACGTAGACATTATCCATCTCGTCCACCATAATATCCAAGCAAACGAAAGGATCAATGTAGCCGAAATCGAAAACTTGGTAATTACGCCAGGCGGGATTGTATTCAATCGCTCGTACATGGATGTTCGGATCAAACTCGGGATAGATTTGACCTTCAAACGATGTGAAGTCTGCGGCGTACTCCTGATCCCAATACTGTTTAGAAACATTCTGTCGAATTCGTACAAGTTCTGGGTCATCGTATCCTCCTGGAAACATTGCAGCATTTGTCCATGTTGGAAATCTCCAAGATTCGTAATCAGGAAAGTCTGGATGCTTTCCTAGATCATATAGTCCACGATACCAATTGAAGCCCTGTGGCGTACTTGGGAAAAGAGCTGAACCGCGTTTATCAGATAACGCCGGCTCAATGATTTGTTGCCATGTTCTCATACTGTGTTTCGCTGCTTCTGACATAATAACGCTATCAAGACCTTCACCTACGAGAGAATCAGGTTTTTCAGCGGACCATACTTCTAGAATTGAGCCCATTGGAGTAACGAGTCTCATCTGACCTTGATTCACATTATACGATTTCGTTGTGCATTTATCGAGCAGTTTTAGTTTCTTCAGATCATCCCATACAACTCGATATTCTTTCTCACCGAGTTTGTATGTTGGTCCAACGATCGCATGGATTGTATCTGGAATAAAGAGATTATATGTCATTTCGTGTCCTGCTGCCTTAGACTTTCCAAATCTTCTTCCGCAACAAGGAATCCGAAAACGTGCAGTAGAATTATGAATCAACCACTGAGCTTCGCTATGTGGTTTATAGCCTAGTTTCTCAAATAGGAGCTTCTTATCAATAACTGCTTCTTTACGCATTATGTAAGTTGAGTCTTAATTGTGAGAGTATACGTATCAGTATTAACTAAACTTACAACATTGAAGGTCATTGAAACTACCATATTACCGCCCGATGAGGCGTCAAATTGTCCTGCTTCATCGACAGAGCGGTTAGCACTGGCAGTTACAGTCCCTACAAGCTGAAATGTATCGCCTGTAGTCGTCGTTGTTACTCTTGATTCTGTGCCTGTAGCTCTTGATTCAACTTCTGTACTCAGTGCGGTGTCTGTGATTGAAGCAGTACGTGCTGCTCCAGTTGCACCCACTCCAATACCAATATACTTCGGAGGGTTAGTATATGTTGCGGGAGTTGTGCCCCAACGATCAATTAGTGAGGCTTTACCCTTATTAGTTAAAACAGATGCTACTCCGAATGCCATGTTAGCCTCTAATCACTTTAGGTCTTTGAAATTTCATACGCAATTGTCCCCAAAAGTTTTTAAATGGGTTAGGATCAAAAAAGGCTGCAATTCCTAAGTCAATCGTGTCTCCTACTTCTACTCGTTTTCTTAAACGCTTGCTCCAAATTGCAGCCGATTCTTGGGAATGAATGCCTACACAGTGCGTCGCTTCTATTCTCTTTTTTGGCCCTACTTGTTTAACTGATGCGCGTGACTTCATCTTCTGTTACCTCTCTTGTGGTTCCATCATCGAAGTCAACTAAAATGTATGTAAGCTCTTCGTTAGCAATTGCGCGAATTGGTCCTTCGAGAAGAACTGGAGAATTTTCGTTCGACCAGTCCATCCAAGCCACAACATCTCCGACTTCTAATCGTTTCATCTTAGTTTGCATATCTGCTCCTAATCATCAACATGGAAACGGAATGGACCTAATCGAGGAACTTCAGGAGTTGCATCGAAACTAAGATACAGGTTATAGTCACCTTCATCTAAATCAGTTGTATCAATTAAAAGCAAAGCTGTCATGCCATCATTTTCGCCAGCATTGTTCGTCGAAACTTCTGTCTCATCGTCATCAGTAGCATAGATATCGAATCTTAAGTCAGTTCCAGTTAAATCAGTGATACGATCTAGAGCACTTGTGATGTTAATTGGGTAATACTCGATAGTACCCTTAGTCAGTCGCAATGGCGCGGCCATGAATCTCCCTTCCATGTTCTACCATACTTTGTCTCCCACCTATTAATCTGCCGTGCTGACCAGCCCTGAGAGATAGAACGAGTCTCCCAGGACTGGAATCCAAACCCCGACCAACTTCTACCCATTGGACAAGCGGTAAGGATATCTCCCGTAATGGGGATTGCAGCAGCGCGCGGATGCCATATGAGAGAGAGATACACTTATTCTTACCCCGCAGGAATCCTATTTACGCATTTATGAGTTTTCTCATTCCAAACTTGATTTACTCGACAAGGAACTGGAACTAAGACTTTCTTGATAACAATCTTCGTAACTGGTACTTTCTTAATTACTGTCTTAGTCACAATCTTGGTAGTTTGACAAATTACATAACCATCACCGCGTGAGACTTCCTTACCAATTGCGCAAGTAGGCTTTCCCCATACGATTTTATCAACGTAAACCGTTGGTCCAGGTACAATCTTCTCAACAGTTGAGCAAAAGGCGTTAATCTGCGTTTCGACTCTACCTGTGTTCCAAGTAGCAATTGCCGCAACTAGATGATTTCCAGTTATATTGATTGGTACCTTTTGTGTTGAAGTCGCGGCGTTCTTCCATACTCCAGAACTAACTTTGTTGTTATCAATATCAACTTCGTAAGAAATATCTCCATCACCAGGAGAGAAATTAGCAAAGTTGAAAGTTACATTACTACAGTCAACGGTAATAACGCCATCATGAGCATTTGCTGTTGAAGCGGCCATTAGCGCACAAAAGACCACAGCCGCCATTGGGATAATTCTCTTAAACACATTAGCTCCTGTTAATTAGGATAGTAGCCGCCGCCAATATAAGGATAATTCACTGATGGTGATGACTGATAAAGTGCAAATCCAATAATTCCCCAGTTACAAATAGTAACTGTACATGAACCACCACCAACAGTTCCAGCTACAGCTTTAGATGCTGTCTGGAGTTGATAAGAACCTGAGCTTGTTCCTGTTCCGTCATCAATTTCGTATTTTTCTACCCATTGCCCTCCTGCCATTCCAGTAAATACAGGAATATTTTGATTAACCTGACCTATCGTTGTAAGATTACAACATAAGCGATTAGCTCCTGATGTAATTATATCAGCGTCAGTCATCGTAGTGGTAGCGGTCGCAGTTTGCGAGACACCACCTTCAATGGAATCACAGCCGGAGAATCTATGAATATCTCCATATGCTTTAGCAATGGCGGTCCAAGTAATTGAGAGATTTCCTGACTCAGTACCATCTGCTATTCTATAATATCCATAAAGAGATAGGGTTGTTCCTACGACAATAGGATATGTAGGACCAGGAATTTGAGCCCATCCCGCTGGAGTAGTAAATGTATCTGCATTTCCATTAGAAAATACATGACATACCAAGAATTGTCCGGCTACTATTCCTGTTGGATATGGAATTAATATTGGATTAGTACCCGAAACTCCTATAGTTCCTGATGCTCCGTAAAGAGGTACTGATCCTGAAGTATTAGTACCCCACTCTTGATAGAAGTGTTGTCCAGTTGCTACCGGCATTTAGAAACCCGTAGTAGTCCAAGTAATTCCGCATAATGGAACTCCAGCAACCGTTACAGCCGCAAAAGTTGCGGAAGCCGGTAATGGAGTACTACCAACTGCCTGTTGTTTTATTCCAGACATCCGTTGGCCAACAACGAATGTGTTATTGTGACCAGTTACATCTCCACCGGACGCTGCACTACAGTTGAAAGCAAAATAGTAATCACCAGGGTATAAAAGAAAAGGCGTACCAGGAGTTACGTATTGAGGAACATTAGCTCCTGCCTGTGCTGTCGATCCGGTAGAATAAATCTTCATACCTTGCATCGTATAGATACCGAAGTCATTATTCTTCGCTGTGATCGTAGCTCCGTTTACCCAGAAAACCCTATTTACAGGATAAATAAACGGTATCGTTACAGGTATATATTTAGCTGTATTGCCCGCTCCCCAGGTTACACTGGAGGCCACCATTTCGCCTTGCAGCTGTCCATAAAACTCACGTAAGGCAGAGTACATACTCCAGGTGCTAATAAAAGGAGGTGGCAAATTTAGTGAAGGAAAATCAGTCATATTACCAAGTCGCGTAGTAGGAAGCAACTATCCAGGGAGCTAAGGCGGTTGCATACGTTGCAAATGTAGCAGTAGCAGGTAGTGGCAATGCTCCTAGAGCTTGTTCTTGGAAACCGCATATTCTGCCGACTGGTACAGTGGCAATACTAGTCGCAACATTAGCAGTAGCACTACTCGCAGCAAAAGCGATGAAGTACCAACCTGGAGTAAGCAGAGTATCTACTAATGCGAGATTTTGAAATCCTGCTGCTCCCATAGCTATTGATCCTGTTGTTACTATCTTAGCTCCGTTCCAAGAGTAAATACCTGCATCTACGTTACCGCTTTGAGTATTCACAAGAAAACCCATATCAGTAACAGTGATAGGATTCTCTACTAATACCGGCATGTAGACAGCTCTGTTAGCTGTCCAAGCCGCATTAGTGCCGCCAAATCCATATGCTGAATTGAAGCCTATATGCTGACCAATTGGGGTATCTGGTGAAAGTGGACTAAGAATACCCCTTGCGCCTCTACGAACTGTCTGTGTAGTAAAGTCAGCCATATTACGTGTACTGTAGAACCTTCCAGGGGAAGTTGCGCCCAGTACCAAACGTCTGTTTTAAACTAAAACGTAATGAGTTGGTATCTGTTAATTCATTTGCGATTGGTACACTTAATTTAATCTGATCATCAGCAGGCTGAGCATCGGCATAACGAGCAAAATAAGCAACTCGTGTTGTTCCACCTGTTAACACGATTTGATAAACTCTTAACTCTAAAACATCTCCGGCAGCCATTGCGTTAGTATCAACATGTAACGTAAAGATTCCGGCAACATTAGGACTTGATAAGAAGTGTTCCGTTGTTACTGTGGCTGTTTGAGTTCCTGAAGCAAATGCTGATACGGCCATTATTCCTCATACCCCCACACATTTACAGTTAGTGGATTAATGGCTGCGGATGTGGTAACTCGTAGAGAATCGTTGATTAATCCTTTCCAACCATGCGGAGGACTAACTAAGATAATTCCAGGTTTAGATGTAGCCGATGGTGCCCATTCTCCATCAAAAATTGTATTACTAGTGCCTCTACCATATGAGCCACTTCCAAAATATAACTGCATCGTACCGGCTGTGGTACCTCCAACTTGAATTTGAGCTGATGTAATAACTAAACGCCGGCCGCTAGTAGGTGCTAATACAACAGCACTTGTTTGAGTAGTTGTATATTGGACAACTTTATTGATTGGAAAATATGGTATATCTGTATAGCGAATACTACCTTTACGAGTTAACCAAGCACACAATACGGCCATCACAACATTGGTCGTAATGGCTCCATTTATATTAGATACATTGATTGGTAAGTTAGTAGCTGCTGTACGAGGAGTTGAAATTCCAATTCCACTGAGAATGTGTCGTACAACTCCATCAATCGAGAAAGCAATGTCACTGTGATGAAATGTTATTTCATATCTATGGTAATTTGTATCAATTGTAAATGGAGCAGTTGAGTTCCTACTGAATGAACCTGATGCAACAGTAGTTGCAACTCCAGCCTTATATGTAGCTATTTGAAATGTTGTTCCATTTAATTCAAAAGCATATCCATCTTGTGGAGTCGTGCCTGACACAGTAAACATACCAATTCTTCGTACATTATTTGCTGTTCCGGTATCAGCGAATCGTGAGATACATCCAAAAGTATATTCGGCACCGGAAGTTAATCTAAAGACTTCTCCAGTTGTGGCCGAAGCTGTATTAACCATAGCTGTACTGGCACTTGTTGTACCTGTTGCTATTTGATATTCACCAGCAGTTGGCGTTCCAGATCCAGAACCAGTTGTAAATAAAGCATAAACAGGAGGCCACGGACCTATATCTCCCCATTGACCACCAATCATAGTCTGACGAGAACTAGATTCAAGTCCTCCAAACATATCAATATCGAGCATGGTGTTATAATCTGGATCTACTAAGCTAGTAAATAAATCTCCGAATCTACTAAACCGGGCTGACACCCTGCTCCCGTCAGTAACGGGAGCAGGGGCAGTATAACCGGCAAATCCAGATAACTGTATGTCAGGATTTGGTCTTACATCAGCCATTAGTCACCATACTGAATCGTGCTATACACGTCAGCAGCTTCACTCGGGTCCATATTCTGCATAACAACGCGGAATGCATCGACACCGGCGTTTGCAGTAAATGTATGTGCCCAGAAG